GTAGGCATTGGCCAAGGTTCATGCTCAATCTGACTAATCTTTACATTATCAGACGACTCTTCAATCTCATGATCTGTGAAGAGAAGACATTGAATCTCGTGCCCATTCAAAAAGTTTTCTTCAATATTATTAAGAAGTCTCTCAACAAACTGAATGTACTTATTTGTTGCGATTGTCAGAATGCAAATTTTCATCGTATAACCCTATAACCAAAATTAAATGCTATCACATTATCTATAAACCCAGAATTAACCAGATTATTGAAATACGTTCCTGTTACCAACTCCCCATATTGATATGGAAGTTGCTCTGCAAGAATTTTTTCATTAACGTATATTCCATTAGATTGTTTAAATACTTTCTTGCCAGAACACCATATCATCTCATTACATGGTCCTCCAGTATATTTTTCATTATACCAATAATAAGAATTTACAACAAGTGTTTTTGTATCTTTAATTTTTTCAATATCTTCTCTAGATAAAAAATCATTTATAGTAATATCCGATCTCATCTGAATATAAAAGTCATATTCATCACTATAAAACTTATCAACTACCCTGTGCTTTTTATAATACTGGGAGGATAATGCATTTTTTCCATTATCTTCTGGAGAGAAGTGAGTTTTTTCTAAAACTTCTTTCATCACTTCAACAGATTGTATTTCTCCAGAAACATTATTACCACCACATTCTCTAAAGTAACAAATAATATTATCGTGATTGATTTCCTGTTGAACATAATCATCTGCAATATAATGCCAGGGATCATTAATTCGCTCACTTCTACTAGGATCATCCCAAAAAGAATAGAAGACATCAATTTGACAATCTCCAACCTTTTCTTTTATCAATAGAAGATTTTCGTGAAACTTATAAAATAATGTTCTAACATGACCAGAAATAAAAATACAAATTTTCATACACTCTCTAGAATAGTTTCAACCATATACCCAAGACCTTGCTCTCTTTCTTTAATGCTCATCTGTTCACCAGTAACTAAATGATCAGATACTGTATTGACAGATAGTGCTTTCTTACCATGCTTAGCTGCCAGAGAATATAAAACATGAGTCTCCATCTCAACCGCCAGAACTCCTAGATCCGTGAGAGGTTTATACCAATCTGGATCAGGTTGATAGAAATAATCGTTAGATACTATCTGACCAACATTAGCATTTGGATTAGTATCCATATACTTTCTAAGAAGTTGATAGTCGCAGCAAGGTGACAATTTGAATCCTGGTGCCAACTTATCAGACATAGCATTATCTGTTGCGGAAGACATCGCTACAACAACATCACCAACCTTCAAATGTGATGCCATACCACCACAACTACCAACTCTAATTATCTTCTTTACAGCATAATACTCATAGAGTTCATGGACATAGATTCCAAGACTTGCTTGACCCATCCCACTGGCCTGAACAGAGACCATCTTTCCTTTATAGAATCCACTATACCCATAACAATTCCTAGCAGTGTTTACTAGAACTCTGTTCTCCAAAAAGTTCTCAGCAATCCATTTAGCCCTGAGAGGATCTCCTGGCATTAGAACAGTTTCATGATACTGACCTGGTTTTGCTTCAATATGTGGTGTCGACATTAGTAATAATTTCGTAAACTTCTTTCCAATTTTTTACTCTAGGACCATTCCATTCTTTATTATATGGATGATTCATCAGGATGCTGTTTAATCCTACTCTTACACCAGATTCTGCATGATTGACAGAGTCCTCAATCCAATAATACTTCTTTCCTTTGTATCTGTCAAGCAAGTATTGTTCTTTTCCAACAGTAAAATCTAAAGAACAATCAATGAAATCAAATACATCTCCAAACAAATGAACTAAGTTTTTGCTTCTCAACTTCTGTGCATACTTATCTTTATCCAAACAACTTATTACTTCAAACTTCCAACCAAGTTCACTCAACTTCATCACATACTCAACAGAATCTCGGAATGCTGGAATAAATCCAACACACCCAGACTCATTAAACTTCTTTATTTGTGATACTGCTTCAACCTGTGAGATACCATATCTAAGAGTTTGCTCATAATACTGTGATGTATTCGGTAACCTTGAGTATCCATGCTCGACCATCCATACATCAAAGGCATATGCCCAGTCAAGGAGAACACCATCACAGTCAACTATTATGCGTTTATCCATTTGTATATTTGATCCCATGTTCCAAGATCAACATAGTCTTCAACCTCAATAGCCTTAGAGTTATATAGAGGAGTGTTTTTGATCTCACCGACCATCTGTCTGTGATTCAAAGTGGACTTCTCCATGAACTCAATGCACTGATTGAATACTCTCTTTCTAAAGGAAAACGCTGTCCAGAAAGCATTAAATCTACCCTGGTCCTCTTGCGGTTTATCTTCATACTCCTGAACTAATTCGTCAACAATAGACAAAGCACCTTTAGTCTTCAGCATGTTTGGGTCACTTTCTCTCTTATAGAAGAATGTAAATCCAGTCTCATTCAAACTATCACTAACTAATTCAACAATATCCTGAGATGACTTCATTTTCATAAAAGTATCTGGGAGAAGAACAAGGTTCTTTTCACCAAACAAATGTCTAGCACTCTTGATAGACCCCGTATATTCAGTCTCTACAGGGTTAAAGTAAGTAAATGAAATGTTAAACCTTGACTTATATCGACTCAAATACTTTACAAGTTCAGTTTTATTTTCATTGAGTGTAATTACAAACTCAACGTCTCTACGACCATAGTTTGAGAATAAATCAAAACTGTAATCAATCAAAGATTTATTTTTTTCAATAGAGTGAATTTCTTTTGGGTATGGTAAAGAAAGTCTAGTTCCTTCTCCCGCACATGGAAGTATAACAGTTAGATCAGCCATTCAATATTATCCAATCACTACAGTATAGATCTTTAGTATTATTATGCTCCAACTTTGGTCCAAACCATACTCTAGGAGCAACAACTTTAGTGCTATTTGCCAACCATGCACCCCACCAAGAGAAAGATGAGTTTGCAATAATATGACCTTTACACAATGTCATAAGACAAAGGTCCATTCTATTATCAGTATTTTCAGAAATCATAAAATTATTTCCAGAAAACATTTCTTGTTTTTTACACCACTCTGGTTCATCAGAAAATACAATGAACTTAGTATCTTTATCAAAAGATTTTATAGCAGTATCATAATAAATTGGTGTCAAACTATTATGTGCTTTACCATCACTATTCGTAATATAATCCGTCCTTCTAATATGAATGGCAACGTAACACTCATCACCAATCATCTCAGTACAAGGTTCTAAGATTTCATCCTTAAAAGTAAAATCTTTTCTAATTTCATCTTCAATATGTTTGAAGTATTTTTCAGTTTGATAATATCCAAACAAACTCACATTATCTGGACAGTTATCAAATAGATGTTTATCAAAATGAAAATGTTGTTCAGTAATATAATTTGTCTGAAGTAACCCTTTTTTACATTCAATGTTAAATGAATCAAAGATTTCAGTTCTAACCATATTACCGATGCCATCATCTTGTAATTCCGAATGATTACCAACGATAAATTCATATCCTCTATTTGCAGCAATACCTTTTGTTGCTGCATACTGGAACATTTGATTACCCAAACGTCCTTGCCTTCCTAAGTGATTAAATCCAATCATTTATAAATTTGCTCCTCAATCCACTTGTATGTTTTTGAAATACCTTCCTCAAGAGTCATTTGATAATCCCAATCAAGATTTTCACGGATCAAATCATTATTAGAATTACGTCCACGGACACCAAGAGGACCATCAATATGAATCTTGTTTATATCTTTATCTGCAACTTTGGCAACGGTTTCTACAAGTTGGTTGATTGTAACCATCTCTTCGGAACCAATATTCACAGGTCCTTGAAAATCAGATTGCATCAGTCGCCAAGTTGCTTCGATGCATTCATCAATGAACAAGAAGGAACGAGTCTGTAAGCCATCTCCCCACACCTCGATAGATCCACCTTGCTTCGGGAGGAGAGCGACCTTGCGGCAGATTGCAGCTGGTGCTTTCTCCTTTCCTCCCTGCCAGGTTCCTTGGGGTCCAAAGATATTGTGATAGCGAGCAACACGAACAGGAATACCATGATTCCGGTTGTAAGCAAAGTAAAGTCTTTCGCTAAAGAGTTTTTCCCATCCATATTCTGAATCGGGGTCTGCTGGGTATGCTGATTGTTCACGGCAATCGGGGTTGTTAGGGTCAGTTTGATTATACTCTGGATACATGCAAGCAGAACTGGAATAGAAAATCTTAGTCTTATTCATTTCTTTTTCCAAATTCATACTATGCTGACATTCCAGCACGTTCAAGTTAATTGATGCGGAGTTATGCATAATATCCGCATCATTTTCACCAGTAAAGATAAAACCTGCGCCGCCCATATCAGCAGCAAATTGATAGATCTCATCAAAAGGGAAAATGTATTGTTCAGGCACAGATGCATAAAAGTTTCCCATGTATCCTTTAAATTTAAGGACACGACGTACAAAATCTACATCACGCAAATCTCCAGTGACAAATTCATTTGCCTCTGTTTTTGAAAACTCTGGATCTTTAAGATCTACTCCACGCACCCAATATCCTTCGGAGCGGAGACGTTTAACCATATGAGATCCAATGAATCCACCAGCGCCCAAAACTAATGCTGTTTTAACCTCCATAGGAAATACACTCATGAAAGAAATAATTATTCTATACTATGTATTATACAAAAATATGCCTTATTATGCAACTCTACCATAGTCATCCTCCAATCTAGTAATATCATCTTCTCCAAGATAAGATCCAACTTGAACTTCAACTATCCTCAAAGGTATCTTACCTGGATTTCTCACCTTATGTATTTTTCCTAAAGGAACAAATGTACTTTCATTTTCATAAACCATAAATTGATTATCATCCATTTCAACTAAAGCAGTTCCATTTACAATAACCCAATGCTCAGATCTATGATAATGAAACTGTTTAGATATTCCCTCTCCAGGTTTAATCTCTATATTTTTAACTTTATATCTATGCCCCTCTTCAATAGTTTCATACCATCCCCAAGGTCTATCAGTTCTCATGGTAATACATGTAACACCATTATATGTATACAAAAAAAGCAGGGTTTTATCCCTGCCCATAAGGTCTTTCATGCACGCCACTTGTTCTTTTACAGGAAACAAGAAACCTGGCGGGAGTAATCCCATCCGCACCACCTGCTCTTTAGAGAAGCAGGAAACTCCGAGGGTCAAAAGACCATCCCGACCAGGGCTAGTTTTGAGACGATACCGAGTCTTTACGATAAGCTGGAACACCATCAGGGTCCAACCAACAAGTGTAATCATGATCTTCCATAGCAGTCATCAACTGCATTTCATTATCACAAAGATACATATCACGATAACGTCCCGTGTATGAATCTACCTTTTGGATGCGGCAGTCAGGCATTCCGTTTGTTTCCAGTTTGCCAACCTGAATATAACGATAAGGAAACCGTTCAAGAAGAACAGTAGGTTTCTTCGTAACGTTCATCAACCAACCTCAACAGTTTCAAGATCTTGAAACAGATATTCCATGAGAATTTCATAATCATCTAGTGGTTCTCCCGAAAACACCACTCCTTCTCGTTCGTAGAAGCGGCGCACCTTTTTGAAAAGTTTCGGATTCTTTACATCAAGGAAAATTTCGCCATCGGCAGCAGCACGGAGAGTGCTAATGTCTTTCTTGAATTTTTCAGTAAGTGCCATTGTTGTATTTGGTTTACTCGATTATTATAAGTGATTGACTTTATATAGTCAAGATGCCAGATAGAAAACTGGCAATCGGGATACAAGGATTTGAACCTTGGGCATCCGCCTCCCAAAGACGGCGCTCTACCAAACTGAGCTACACCCCGTATAAAAGTACTATATCACATAAAATCATTTTCACGTAACCACTCCTCGGTCATAGGTGTTGGTTCATAGATTTCCCACATCTTTCCAGTAGCACAAGCAGCAAGTGCTTTTTGTGTCATACCCTCTGTTTTGCCAGCCCAGGTTGCTTCTGCCTCCCAAGGAACAGCAGCAGAAGGATAAGTTCTCTCAGTCATCTCTCTCCAAAAAGAAGGGACACTATCTTCCGGTAAAATAATAGCAACTAAAGAATTCTTAATGCTTCCTGCCATACAATCCTGTGCAGCGTGCCATCCTTCATGCCTGGTCACTGACATAAGTGTACTTTGACGATGCACAAAAGTTTCATTCAAAAAGAAATTATTAGAAACCGTATGATAAACACCTCTGTGTCCAGGTGGAAAATATCTTTCATTTCCTAAAAAGACCCCAACTCCGATCTTATTAAAAGAGGAGATGATGTCATCAAACTCAGAATCAACGCTACTAAAATCACTGTCGGGATAGTGATCCTTAATATCTTGAATACTTTTGATTCGTTTAACATCTTTAGTACACTCTCTTACTATCATGCAACCCATTGCATCCATACTGTAGAATCCTTTGGTAATATTTTCTTCAGCACCTACTGGAGAAGCAATCAACATCAAAGCAAGTAAAAATTTTTTCATGAAAAAATATCCTAATACATTATTATGTATGCTACTTATCTTTAAGTAATTTCTCTATACGTTTTCTAGTTACTGCAGATTTATGCTTCTCTCTTTCATTATGTTTATATCCATTTTTCCCATGAAAAATAGCATGACCATGATAAAACATAGTCATGCCAAATACTAATGCTAAAACTATTCCAATCCAGTCTATAAGGTTATTTTGAGCCATGGGAATATGGGATCGATTACTCCAATAAGTCGAAGAAGACCCTCAGCAAAAAGTGCGAGAACAACCCAACCAACACACATACTGATAATTCCAGCGTTACGATTATGCTTTCGTATTGCATCATCAATCATCTCCTGCACTTCTGTCTTAGTTATCCATTCAGGAGGTTCAGACCCCTTACCCCAATCTTTAAACATAATGATCACTCCTTATCAAACTTAAGGTGTTGTTCCATAGGATCCTTTCTTGAAGGACTTGAAACAATAGAACATGCTCTTCTGTAAAATGCATTATCAGTATTTCCAGAAGCTTCAAAAGTTTCTTTTACTTTCACCCAGTTATTAAAGGTGTGATCGTCCATGCTTTTCTCCCAAAGTAAACACTATCTATATTAGTCAGTATTTTTACTTTGTCAAGAAAATGTTCATATCGTAACACTTATCT